GACTGAGCCATGGGGTTTCAATAATTAGTTTTTGTAGGAAGATAGACATGTTATCTGCTCTTTCTTTAGAAGCAGATATAATCATTATTTTTCTTTCTGGATCATTAAAGAGTGTCCAAAGAACAAAAGCGCCAGTAATCCAAGATTTACCAACACCTCTAAAGGCTTGGATCTGTAATCTCTTTGGTCCATTTTGTAAGTAGTCAGCTATAGCATACTGAGCACGTGTAGGGGAGGGTAGATCTAGTTGTCCCCATAATGCTTGAAGGAATAGTTTGAAGTCGTCCTGGAGGGCGGTTAAGGAGTCGGTTTTGCTTATTACCTTTTTCTTTCTTGGCATAAATTAATACGGTGAGTAAGATCCTAAATAATTTCTAGACTTTTCTTCTTCTTCATCTTTTACAATATTAGTTAAACCTTTATGTATAGCTTTCTTACCTTTACTATCAAAGAATGAATCATCAACTTGATTAGCTATAGAAGTTGCTAATAAAGGCCAAGCCATTCTACTAGCACCTTGTCCTACAACATTAGCAGCACCTTTAACAAAAGGAAGGTATGAAGCACCTTTAAGTAACCCCATTGTTGTTACTAACGCTTTACCTTCAGCAAATAATTCATTACCATAAGCTTTGAATCCTTCTTTAACACCTTTTGTTTTAAATGTTTCGATAGTACTTTTATCAGGTATAGTTACATCTACTACTTCTGCAAATCCACGAGCACCCATTGCTAATGAACTTACAAAACTAGTCCCTAAAATACCATCTCTCATTAAATGAGGACTCCATCCTTTACCACGAGTCTTCCTCATATAAGTAGGTTCACCACCTAATCTACCACCAGGTTTAGTTACTTCTTTAGTTAAACTTCCACTTCTAAATTCATCTGAATTATACCAAGCCTCAACCTGTGTTTTCTGATCTGGATTTAATATACCCCATTCTTGTAACTGTTTGCCTTGGTTTACATTCCATTGGTTAAGTTTTTCTGTAGAAGTAGTTAACTCATCAATATCTATGATAGCTTTCTGTTTTGCAGCATCATCTAGTTTTTCCCATTGAGTGCCTGTTAACTCTCTATATTTCTGTTCTAATAAACTACCATAATCTCCTCTTTGTGGTAAGACACCAGTCCCACCGTTTTCAGTTTTATCTGCCCAAAGAAGAAAGTCTCGTTTCCAATTTTCAAGCCAATTTGAACCCTCTTTAATTGGGTTTCCGATAGCTAATTGTCCAGCAGGATTTAAACTATATCTATCACCTTTATCAATGTTTTCATTAAGTAATTCGATAAATACATTTCTAGGACTATTAATACTTTTAGATAATCTATGTAAATGTCCAAATGAAATTCTTTGATTTCTTGGAAGTGTTTTATTCTTTGTAGCAACTTCGTTTAATAATTCTTTTAAATCTCTATCAACTTCATAGAAATACTTTGCTATTTGAGAATCTTCGTATCCTAAATCAGACGATAGTATTTCGTATAACTGATTAGTTTTAGTAGATCTTCTTAATTCATTTTCAATGATTCTAGAAGTTTGACCTGGATAATCACTTAATTCAGTACGGATCTTTTTACCTTTATCTGAACCTTGTGGAACGAATCTGATTTTAGCATTTTTATCTTTCTGCCTATTACGAAAGAATTTATTTAAATCTGCTATTCTCATTCCTTCAGGTACAGAACCTTTAGGAAGTGATTTTCTTAATTGACTTAATTTTAATGTATTATTTTTATTAACATCTAAACCTGATTCAACTCTCAGTTCTTCTAGTAAATCACTTACTTCTTTTTCAGTCATTATCTACCTTGACCTCCGCCTCTACCACGATTGATCTTTAAGCTTTCTCTTTTATAAGACCCATCAGATTGTTTAGAAGCATCTTGTTTAGATCCTTTTTTAATGCCTAACTTCTTACGAGCTTTAGCATGATCTCTTTTATACTTCTTTGAATGGGCATATTTACCACCAGGGCTGTTATCACGTACATGCTTAGCACGTGATTTTCCATTCGTCCGATATGTTTCAGTTGATGATTTTGCCATACATTCTCCGTTTTACAAGTTCAGGGTCTACTTTAGGCATAACACTAGCTAGCTTATCTAATGGACTACCATCATAAGCTATACCGCTAATATCATTTGTTTTTAACCAATCACAAGCTGCCTTTAAGTCTTGTGTTGAAGCTTCGCCACTTTTAACCCGTTGTAGGAATTCTTTTGTGACAAGGCTATGTAATTCATTGAACTGGTCTTCTGTGGCTTTCTTCATTTAGCTAAATAGTTTTGATTTTACAATTTCTAATGCTTTATCATCAAGTTTATTATCAGTTCTTTTTACATAAGCATCTAGTACATCGACTATCAATTGCTTAACTGAATCTGATTTAATAAAGGCGAGTAGAATGGGCTTGATTAATAATGTCATTGTTTTAGTGGGCATTTAGGTGTACTTGTTTGCCAAGGTTTATACCAAGGCTTTGGTGGGCTCTTGCATTCAAGAACCTTTTGTTCTGCTTTCTTCCAAGAAGATATAGGTATAACATCACTACATAGGTGATAAACCCGTGAACCTGGTAGAAGCATAAATCCTTTTTGTTGAAGTTTAGCACAGTTATCAATTCTAACTAGCTCATAATTCAACTTCATCTTTTCATGTTGCTGTGCTGCAATAGCTCTACAACGATTTAAACCTTCTCTATCTAGAGGGATCATGAAGTTAATCTGACCACCCCAGTTTTCAGCCATAGTATAGCTAGAAGGTTCCATAACACCTTCATCAATATCCCAAGGTTTGGTATGATTACCCATATAGAATGGGGAGAAGGTCATGGTACTACCATTACAGCTTATGTTTGGACCATAAACCTGTCTTGATGGAGCACCATTATTTTGAAATTGTACTGCTTGATTGGTTACATTTCCAGTCGCAGCAGCTACGGGATTGGATGTATTATTTGTCTCACCCTCTTCTGCACGAACTGGTGCTACTGAGAGAAGACTGATAAGGAGACCGTAGTAGAAGTAGTGTCGATTTCTCTTTCTATTACTTGTGTTTCTAACACTTGAGTAGCTGCTCTTGATATCACTTCTAGAGTGAAGTCTGAACCAGCTGTTGTTATAGTGAATACAGAATCTGTATCTACTATACCTCCAGAGCTTGCTGAAGTATGTGTTATATTGTCTCCTGACCATTGATTTAGCACGGACCCATATTTCGTGATGGTTATATCCTCCACGATTTCTTGTTGAGTCGTTGTTGTAGAGTTCATCGACCCTTGGGTGAATTGAGGTGTGACTAACTCTGCTCTTGCTACCGAGGGGGAGAACAGTGCTAAGAGTAAAAGCCATTTCTTCATTCTTCCTTTTTCTTTACCATTGGACAGTTTACTGGATTACTTTTACCATTACTTTTATTACCAGTAGTTAAGCCAAATGTTGCTAATGCACCAGTAAAGACTGAAGCAACGAACGTGATATCTGAGTTACCAGATTTCTTAACTACAGGTAATTCAATATAATTAAGTGTTATTATAAAACCAGACCAAACAACTACGCCTAGTCTGACGAAGGTACCGAGGATCTGAATTTGTTGTTCTTGATCTTCTATTCCGTCTTTGATTTTTCCAAGGAGTCCTTTTTTTTCTTCTGGTTTTCCTTCCATTTATTAACTTTAGCTTGTAGTTGTTTCTGAACCTTTTTCTTAATTGGTTCAAATAAGGATTGAGTAATAGAAGTAGTAGCTACTGCTACCACCGCTGTTGTTACTGCTGTCACCACTACAGCTGTTTCCGGTATCGGCATTTGTATATCAATGACCGGAATCTTTAAGCTGGGTGGTTCAGGTTGTTCTGATGTCTGCTCCTTCTCTACGTCTTCAGGAGCCTCCAAATCACTTGGGGGTACGAATATAGGTTTATAGGCTGGAACGTCCGCTGTAGGCGGTCTGAAGTATATCTGAGGGATATCTAGAGATCTAGGAAGGTCCGCTTTCGGTAGATTGATCCCCATTTAATTCAGTTAGTACTTTTAAAGCACCTTGAAGTTCCGTGAATCTTTGCTCCTTTAAAGCTTTCTCTTTCATAAGTTCTCTATACTCAAGATCTAATGTTTCTATTTGACCTTGTACTTCAACTGTTTTTTCTTGAATGGATTGAGTCATTTTTAATACTTAGATTTACCTAGTGTTACTGCATTATCTTGTGCAGTAAAGTCTTCACTACCCCAAATAGAAGTAGTTCCGTCTTCTTTTTTATAAGCCTTGATAATTTCAAGGTGGTCTACATTACGTTTGAGAGTATCTTTATCCTCATCAGTAATTGTAGATTGACCAGCGACAGCGTTTATTAATGTAACGCTATCTCCAGCAGCAGAGAAAATCTGTGCTACTTCATCTGTTGTTCTTTCAGCCATAATAATAATAATAATTTAGTCAGCAGCACCTGCTGTGTTACCTTCTGCTACCCATTCTAGGTATTCTTGGTAGTCTGTGTTTGATGGATCTTCAGGAATATAAGCACTATCTAGAATTCGTATAATTCCTGTAGTTTTATTTCCAAATTCATCATCTCGAAGTAATTTATAAGTCATAATTCAGCAGACATTGTAAAACCATTACTTGCACCATCAGGGTAAAAAGTT